TTGGCCCTGTGACGCGGTCGCCTTTGAAATCGTACCCGGCCAGTAGACGAGTATAATCGTCAATCACCCGAATCCCACTAGCACCGGGCTCTTGCTCCATTCGGATTACCACATGGCCATACCGATCACGGTCCAAACGCGCCGTCTGCAGGATTAAATCTTCTACGCCCTTGGACGTGAGCCTTACCCGCTGGACATCAATGACAACAAAGTCCTTGCCGTGCTGGCCCACCAATGCGCCCACTGTGTAGTCCGGATCGTTATCGCCATTGGATTCAGTGCCGGCCAAATCCCAATAGCGGCAAAAGCGCATCTGCGACGGCGCCACATCGATGATCTTGAACCACTGGCGCATGAACATGCCGGTGGCCTGGATCTCCCAATCGCCCTTGAGCAACTGCGCGGAGCGGACCGGGCCTAATTCGTCTTCCAGGTTTCTTTTATATTCCTCGCTCTCGCGCAAGTAGGGATTGTCGTCAATGAGCGATGGGACAAATATCCTGTCTTCGCGCGTCGTAGCGTCCACATAGCGCTGTTTGACCCATAACCGGCCCACGCCGTTAGGGTTGGACGCCGAGCGCATGCGTAGCGGCACGCCTTGTGGCGGATTGCGCAGTCGTGACCACATGAAAGAAATGTCCGAGTAAACAAACTCCGTCACTTCATCCACGTTGATTGAATGAAACTCCGCCGACTGATAGCGGTCCAAGTCCTTGCTGGTTTCGAGAAAGCCGAAGATCAGCCGTGAATAAGTGCCGCCGCCGGTGGGAAACCAATACTCCTTGCCGTCCTTGCGCCGGTACTCGGGCCACCATTTGTTGGCAACGTCCATCAACGCGCCGGGCAGTGACAGCTCGCTGAAGGTACGGCGCAGTACGAGCGCGTTATAACCGGGCACGTCGAGAAACTGAGCGGCGGCCATGAGCAAAGCTATACTTTTTCCGCCGCCGGCTGATCCTCCGTAGAAGACATCCTTATTGGCTAATTTTAGAAACTCCGCCTGCTTGTTGGTGGGCTCGGTCGGTATGTATTTATTTAGCCGCGGCTTGAGCGTATCGCCCTCGCGCACGCAGGTTAGCGGTATGAGCGACTCGGCGGGCTTCAGTAATAGCCGCTCCACGTCCTCGGCCTTGAAGCGTTGTCCCCAGTCGCGCTTGACTGCGCTCCAGTCTATCTGGTCAACGGTCAGATTCATCGTGTCCATTGCCGCTAGTCACAGCGTACTGCTGGAATACTTCCGCCGGCACTATGCCCGCCTCCACCAATGCCTTGAACGCGCCCACCGCCTTGTCGATGCTGGTCTCCTGGTGCTGCTCCACGATGGTCTGCTGGCTGACGACAATGGTCGGCATGTCGGTGAGCGGGACGGGCCGGCCAACTCTCATATCCAAATACTTATTAACCCAAAATTCCCTATGCGGTCCGTCCTGAGTTGCACCGACTATGATTTGTCCACAAATGAGTTGCTCATTAGTCCAGTTGTCCCTATAATCGACGCGCGCCCTTAACAACGTTTTTTCTTTGAGGCTAAGTCCATTCGCTCGCTTATTAGCTAACACTTCCAGCCAATTACGAAGGCTTACCTCTTTTTTTGGGCGCCCTTTCGGATTTGGCGACGGCGCGCCCTTTTTCCAACGAGTATCGTTAGCCGGAAGTGTGTTCATTTTGTGTTTATCAGGCTCGCTCATGGATCAGTTTCCCACGCTGGCCTTTCGATATTGACGGCTTGCTGCTTGTGCTCCACCGCCTCGCCGTCCACGGTGAGCTTTAGGTTATGCTTGTCGCAATACATTGCCTCGCCGATCATCACCCAGCCGCCCGGCATGCTTGGCGACTGCCGATACCACTGGCGTTGAGCGCCGCACTTGTCACAGATATAGGTTGAAGACAGCGTAAGGCTCATGGATGCCCTCGCCGATATGTGAGCGGAAATAAACCGAAGGATAGTCTGAAAGGCGTTCTATCTATAAGCACCTAACATCGGCCTTCCGCCCCCCAGCGTGTGCCAACAATAGCAAGTTTCTTTGAAAATAGCATTAGACGGCGATTGACCGTATTGGGGACTTCCCCCTGTGAAAGCCCCCGATCCGGTAAATTTTTCTCGCCTGTCTCCTTTCATGGTTTTTTAGGCAGCCTCCGAGTAGGGCAGAAAGCTGCGCGCCCTTGGTCCCTACACCTTAGTTGCCTCATTTCGTTAGCAACATGGCGCTCTAAGCCGCCTTCGGTTACTCTTCATGGTTTAAAATGCCGTGAACGTTTTGAGATATTGCGGCGACATAGTAAAGAGAGCTGTCAATATTCCGACCATCCCTAGAAACATCAGAGCAATCCCGATCCGTCGCCTTTTAGTTTCACTCACGCGGCTTTGTCCTCCAACAACTTGCGCTTCAACTCATGGCTCAGCATGAAATCTATTTCTTTAATCGCCCGCTCGCCAAACTTGCCAAGCACATAGGCGCGGTAGGACGGATTGCTGTAATACATCCTAAATGCGACATCCCTATACCACAGCACCTCTTTCGGGCTTAAATATTTTGTCCCCAGCGGCTCGTGCTCGTAGCTGTGAAACGACCACGCAAGCCAGTTGTCCGGCGGCTTCCAGCCTTGCTTGATCTTGTCATCCCATAGCTTGGAGCCTGGGAAGGCCACGGCACAATTATGGACAACAAACGGCACCGAATATGTTTCATCTGTCGTAGCAAAATTATGCACCAAGCCTTTATAGCGAAACGTGCTAACCGACTTGACGGGAATATAAAAATGCTCATCATCCTCAACATACCAGCGATATTTTATACGCTGTTTAGTCCACGATAATTTGTATGACCACCCAGTTTTAATAACGTTATTTTTTAGTTTCCGCTCACCACCAGAAACTATGGCATAACCAGGCACAACTCCAACCTTTAGCAACAGCATCATGATTTGTAGAGTGAGATTTTTGGAGGCCGACGAACAAGAATATTGCCCATTTTTATTTGGGTGCGACGTCCCATCACCATTAACATAGCCTTTCAAAAACGCCTCAACTATGCTTTTTTTCGCGCCCATAATGAAATCGGGTACTCGCTTATTTCTAGCGCCAGAGCCACAAATAACTGGCAACGCTCGCCTTAATACTTTAGAAACAAATATTATTTGCACTGCACCACGACGATTAGGCCTGCTCCACGAATGAAAGCCAAAACAATTTTTAAAAGCCACTTCACACGATTAATATTATCCGGCTCATTTTCTCCTAACGCCAAGGTGACACAATTATGATAAGCGCTCCCTCTTGATCCTTCGGCCACATACCAGCCTAAAAATTCCGCTAAATTCTCATCTAAAGGCCACTTATCAAGATATTTCTTACCGATTGCGCTTAGCTGTCCGCCTGGCCCTTTTCCAATTCCACGCCCACCAATTTGGCCCTTAACAAAGGCCGAGAAATCAGCATGCGTCGAATCCTCATGCAACATGGTTTTTGATACAACTACGGCATCGTACGCCGTCTCTTTCCGCGCCTTATCCCAACAAGTTATGTCTTTTGCCGATTTCCACGACATATCTATCAGCTTCGCTCTATAGCGACCTTTGTGAGTACAATCCCGCGCCAGTTTAGCAATTAGGACAGGATGCTCTGGCGTCATCCTCACCGCTGGTAAATATCGCGGCTTTACTTCAATCATTTCTCCGTCATATTCACGTGAAATAGTCCGCTCGACTGCCCCAGTGCTTTTTCTTATACAAACATCATCGCCGGGCTTGATCGTCTCGATTGGCTGCGTTCCTACGGGAGTATAGATTGCCGTATCGTCAGGAAAACAATAAAAATTCACATATTCACTACGTACCTCTAAAGCCATGTCCAGCGTTTGCTTCATTGTTTCGGCGGTATCGTCGGGCAAGCCGAACATATAATTGGCGATGAGATTTACACCGCTGCGCTTTATTCGCGCGCATGTCTCAAAGATTTGCTGAGGTCCATATTCAGACTTGCTTACTCCGTCGCGTACATACTCACTCGCACTTTCAATGCCCAGACATAACCATTTGAAACCTGCTTTATTTAGATAATCCAGTGACTTTTGGTCTACTCTGTCGGCACGTCCGTAACACCAAAGATTCAGCTTATCGTTATATCTCTCAGCTATAGCATTGCACACCGACTCCAAATGCTTGGGCTGCAACACAAACATCTCGTCGTTGATCCGTATGTTTGTGACATTGTAGCGTTCCACCAGTTCTTCTATCTCGGCGATTACCGAGGACGCAGGCCACGTGCGGTACGAATTGGCCTTGCCTTTTAGCGTCAGCTTATCGCCTTCACGGAATGGGCTCTGGATCATGCAGAAGGAACACGAAAATGGGCATCCGAGTGAGGTGTAAATGCTTGCGTATGGCGTACGCTTGAAATTATTGCTCCATGCGTGGTGCGCATAGGAGCGATATAAGCCCATGGGCAGCATGTCCCAGCAGCCGCCAGGCATTTCGTTGGCCAGGTCCATGATGTTGGGCGTCCGAGTAACCTGTACGCTTGAAACATGAGCCGACTTGTATATTTCATATACGAAGACCGGCCCCTCACCGGTACAAACATAGTCCGCTCCCGACTCCGCTAATGACTTGACCGGCAACGCCGCTGGATGCCCGCCAACCAAAATTACCGGCACGTCCGGCTGATTGTACTTGAGTGCTTGCACCGTGGCCGTGGCCGCCGGCATTTTCTGCGTCGATGCCGATGGCTGGCTCCCATGCACCACCACGGCCACCAGCTTGGGATTTAGGTAGCCCGCCGTCTTGGCCGCATCCCATGGCGAGAGCTGCATCGCCTCGGCGTCCACAATGGCCACGCTGATTCTGTGCTTGCGCAGGTGGCTCGCAATGAGCCTCGGCCAAAT